TGTCGGGTTCGTTGCGCTCGTGGGTTCACTACTGCCAGCTTCGTATGGATAAGGCAACTCAGAAAGAGCACAGAATTATTGCAGAACAATGCTGGGATATTATTGGCCAACATTTCCCAGATGTGAAGAAAGCTCTTGATGATCTTGTAGCACATCAAGAATTTAAAAACAAGTTACCATAAAAGAACTTATATATAAAGTTACTATGTAAAATGATTGAAGCTATTGTAGCATTAGGAAGAGTGTATGATAACAGTAATGAAGCGTGACGGAACACGCGAGCCACTAGACATTAATAAATTCCACAAAGTCGCTATGTATGCATGTGAAGGTCTATCTGGCGTTTCTGTATCTGATCTCGAAATTAAAACTCATATTCAATTTTACGATAAGATCAAGTCGACTGACATTCAAGAGACTTTGATCAAGGCTGCTGCTGAGCTTATTACTGAAGAAGCACCGAATTATCAGTATGTTGCTGGTAGACTAATCAACTATAATCTTCGCAAAGAAGTTTATGGCGAGTATGAGCCCTGGCATCTATGGAAGCATTATAGCAAGGTTGTCATCGATGGATACTATGATAATGCTCTTGTAACTGCATATAATCAAGAAGATTGGAACGAACTAGCTGATTACATCGATCATGAACGTGATGGTCTTCTAACATACGCTGCCATGGAACAGTTCCGTGGCAAGTATCTCATCAAGAACCGTGTAACAGGAAAGTTTTACGAAACTCCACAGATGGCTTTCATGCTTATTGCCATGACTCTCTTCCAGAATTATACTAAAGACCGAATCAAGTGGGTAAAGGATCTCTATGATGCAATCAGTACTTTTGATATTAGTTTGCCTACTCCTATTATGGCAGGCGTCCGCTCACCTCAACGTCAATTTAGTTCGTGTGTACTTATCGAAACTGATGACTCGCTGGATTCGATAAATGCTACAACATCAGCCATCGTCAAATATGTTAGTCAGAAAGCTGGAATTGGTATCGGTGGGGGTCGTATTAGGGCTATTGGATCTCCTATACGCCGCGGCGATGCTTCTCACACTGGTGTTATTCCTTTTTGGAAGCATTTTCAGTCTGCTGTTAAATCTTGTAGCCAAGGCGGTGTCCGTGGTGGAGCAGCGACACTCTATTACCCCCTTTGGCATTACGAAGTGGAGGATCTACTTGTCCTAAAGAACAACAAGGGAACTGAAGATAATCGTATTCGTCATTTAGATTATGGTGTTCAGTTTAATAAGGTAATGTATGAAAGACTTCTATCTGGAGATAATATCACCCTCTTCTCGCCTAGTGATGTCCCGGATCTCTACGAAGCGTTTTATACAGACAATGAAAAATTTAGAGAACTCTATGAAAAATATGAGCGCTCTACCAAAATCAGAAAAAAAACCATTTCTGCGATTGATCTCTTCTCAACCTTTATGCAAGAGCGAAAAGACACCGGACGAATCTATCTAATGAATGTTGACCATGTAAATGATCATGGATCGTTTATAAAAAATGTAGCTCCTATTCGTATGAGTAATCTGTGTTGTGAGATCACTCTTCCTACCACACCATTAAAGGACATTAATGATGAACATGGAGAGATTAGTCTCTGTACTCTTGCTGCTATCAACTGGGGAAAGATACGGAAGCCTAGCGACTTTGAAAAACCCTGCACCGTCGCGGTCCGCGCACTTGACGCTTTACTTGATTATCAATCATATCCTGTTAGAGCCGCTGAAGTGGGTACTCACAACCGCCGCCCTCTTGGTGTGGGGATTATTAATTTTGCTTATTGGCTTGCTCGTAATGATTCCACTTATTCCTCTCCTCATCTTGAGTTGGTTCATGAGTATGCTGAAGCCTGGTCGTATTACCTAATTAAAGCTTCGGTCGATCTCGCAGAAGAAACGGGAGCCTGTCCGAAATCTAATGAGACAAAGTATCATCATGGTCTTATGCCAATTCATACTTACAAGAAAGAAGTTGATGAATTAGTCGACCCTAGTTATAAAATGGACTGGGACTCTTTGAGTATAAGAGCAAATGTACTTGGAATTCGTAACTCGACTCTGATGGCTCTGATGCCGGCTGAAACCTCAGCTCAGATTAGCAATTCAACTAATGGTATTGAACCTCCTCGAGCTCTCATCTCGATCAAACAGTCAAAGGATGGCGTGCTCAAGCAGGTTGTTCCTGAGCTAAAGAGATTAAAGAATAAATACGAGCTACTGTGGGATCAAAAGTCTCCAGAAGGATATCTGAAGATTATGGCAGTCTTACAAAAGTTTATTGATCAGGCAATTTCAGTAAACACTTCTTATAATCCTCTTTGCTATGATGATGAGAAGATTCCAATGTCTGAAATGATTAAGCATGTTCTTATGCATTATAAGTATGGTGGTAAAACACTATACTATTTCAACACCTTTGATGGTGCTGGTGAAATTGAAGATTCTAAACCACTAGCACAAGGGCAATTAGATGATGAGGACTGTGACTCTTGTACAATTTAACAGGAGTATTAAATGGCAAAATCTGTTTCATCAAAAGACGCACATGTAAAAATTACAACTGGAACCTCACAAGACATAAGACGTCCTAAATTTTCTACTATGAATAAACACAAGAAGAGATCCTTCAAAGCATATCGAGGCCAAGGTCGCCGATAACAGGAGTTGATTATGAATTATATCATGTTGAACACGGACAATTGGGAAGATGTTGGTAAATGGTATCGACTTGTTTCTTTAAATAGACGTACTAATAGTACTGCTACTGAATTGGTTTTAGAATATAATGGAAAAACATTTGAACGAGTCGTGGCTTATCACCAAATTGAATGGGAAGAAGAAAGCTAATTAAATGAGTGTGTTTACACAAAATAAAATTGATAATACTGAGCAACCGTGTTTCTTCGGAGAACCGGTTAATATTGCTCGCTATGATAAACAGCGGTATAATATTTTTGAAAAGTTAACTGAAAAACAACTTGGGTTTTTCTGGAGACCAGAAGAAATAGATCTTTCTCGTGATGGTAAAGACTTTAAAGGACTGAACGATCATGAAAAGCATATCTTTACATCTAATCTCAAGCGGCAAATTCTTCTTGACTCTGTACAGGGACGCGCGCCTAGCTTGGCTTTTCTTCCGATATGTTCGCTCCCCGAACTCGAAACCTGGATCCAAACTTGGGCATTTTCCGAGACGATTCATAGTAGATCCTACACTCACATCATTCGAAACGTATATTCAGATCCGTCGCGGGTATTTGATGAAATGCTCGACATTGAAGAAATCTCAGAGTGCGCCGGAGACATCTCAAAACACTACGATCGATTAATCAAATCCAACAATCAGTACTCTCTCTTCCAACATGACAAGAAGCATATGTATGACCATAAGAAGGCACTGTGGCTGTGTCTCAATGCAGTGAATGCACTGGAAGGAGTAAGATTCTATGTGTCCTTTGCGTGTTCATGGGCGTTTGCTGAAGTCAAGAAAATGGAAGGTAACGCTAAGATCATCAAACTCATTGCCAGAGATGAGAACATTCATCTTGCCTCTACTCAGCAACTCCTCAAAATTCTGCCGAAAGAAGATGAGGACTTTGCTCGCATACAAGAAGAGACTCGTGAAGAGTGCATTAAGATGTTCTATTCTGTAGTTGAACAGGAGAAAGAGTGGGCACGATATCTGTTTAAAGATGGGTCTATGATAGGACTGAATGAGCAATTGCTTTGCGACTACGTAGACCATATTGCAGCTAAGCGTATGGGTGCTATTGGATTAAATGGTAAACCTGGAGTTAACCCTCTTCCATGGACACAGAAATGGATTGCAGGATCTGACGTACAAGTTGCTCCTCAAGAAACAGAAATCACCAGCTATATCAATGGTGGTGTTAAAAAAGATTTAGATGAAAATACTTTTAAGGGATTTCAATTATAATGGATTGGACAACATGCTCCTCGTGTGAGGAAGAATTTAAAATACTTACTGATACTACAACTCGGCCTACGTTCTGTCCATTTTGTGCAGAGGAACTTGATCTTAAAGATCTTTTTGATGAAGAAGAAGATGAATAAATAAATCTTTCCGCTTGTTATGGAATAGATTTATGTGGTTATTCGAAGACAAAGAATTTGTTCATGATGGCGAATGGTATGGTTTCGTATACCTTATTGAAAATCTGACCAATGGTAAGAAATACATAGGTCGTAAGTATCTTACAAAAGCTGGATACAAGACTGTCAAAGGTAAAAGGAAGAAGATCCGTGTAGAGTCCGATTGGGACGACTATTACGGGTCTTCTCCCGCCTTAAAGGCAGACATAGAAGTGTACGGCAAAGAGAACTTCAAACGAACTATTCTTCGTTTATGTAAATCTCGTGGTGAGTGCAATTACTTTGAAACAAAGTATATTTTTGATCATGATGCAATACTAGATCCAAAATTTTACAATAACTGGGTAAGTTGTAAAATTCAAGCGAGTCATGTCAAGGCTCTACTCTTTAACCCCGAACAGGAGACTTTATGAGGTGGGTAAGATATTAGAACATAAGCATTTAATTGTAAGAGCAGAGCTGAGCGAACCTCCATATTTGCCACACGAAATAAAAGACTGGATGAGAAATCTCGTCGATAAGATTGGCATGAACATACTTATGGGTCCATATGCAGTATATTCTGATATGGTTGGTAATCAAGGATTAACTGCTGTAACTATTATCGAAACTTCTCATATTGCTCTTCATGTTTGGGATGAAGCAGAACCTGCTCTAGCACAACTTGACGTATACACATGCAGTGCACTCAATATTCAAGATGTATTTGATGCTATTGAAGAATGGAATCCCACTAAAGTAGAGTATAAGTATATAGATAGAGAAAATGAGTTGACATTAATTGAGAAAAGTATTATATAATACTTATAACATATTATAACTGAGGTGAAAAATGCCACATCCGTCAAAGAATCGCCCTCGTAAAGGTCGTCGTAAAATTGGTTCGACAAAGCGCAAAGCCCGTAATGGTCGGAAAAACAAAAAGTAAGGATACATAATGGAACATTTTGCTAATAATGTCGAAGGATATTTTAATGAAGTTGATTTTAGCTTTTATTCTGATATTGTTCGCCAGTCACCATCGCCAGCTCACTTTGTAGAAGTTGGTTCATGGAAAGGCCGATCGACTTCCTTTATGGCTGTTGAAATTATTAATAGTGGTAAAGATATTCGTTTTGATGCTATCGATAATTTTTTGGGAAGTGAAGAATTATCTGGAGATCTAGACGTAATCAATAATACACTATATAATGCTTTTAAAGCGAACATGTCGCCAGTTGAAGGTTATTATAACGTTACTCAATCAGAAAGTGTAGCTGCCGCGGCCACATATGTTAACAACAGTATTGATTTTGTTTTTATTGATGCTGCACATGACTATGATTCTGTAGTTGCAGATATTGCAGCATGGTTACCAAAAGTTAAACCGGGTGGTATTATTGCAGGACATGATTATAATCATGAGCCAGTATATCGAGCCGTAAATGATAGTTTAAATCACGTGAGTAGATATGGTAATTGTTGGAATGCTGCTAAGGAGAATACATAATGGGTAAAAAGAAAATTCGTAAGGCGCTGACTTCGAAGTCACAGCGGAGATCTGTTGTGAATGGTGTTAAAGAAGCTCGGAGCGCTCGAGCTGGAATTGAAAGTGCGTTGAATAAGATTGCTGCGTGGAAGAAAGGCTTGAATCCTTGGATCACCGTTCGTGGAATTTCTAAGAATATGCCCTTTGTAAAGAAGCGCGCTAATGAAGTTTATGGCGATCCTCGCGCTACATCTAATCTCTATAAAGGAAAGAGTTCTGATGAGTAATATTGTACTTTACACAAAAGACAATTGTCCGTATTGTGTGCAGGCAAAAAACTTCTTTAGTCTTAAGCAACAGTCATACACAGAAATGAAGATTGGCGTTGATTTGACTAGAGAAGAATTCATTAGTATCTTTCCAGAAGTAAAGACAGTTCCTTTTATTATTATTGATGAAAATAAGGTTGGTGGTTATGACAAACTCATTGAATACTACAACAGACCAGAGCAGCACTTCCTGGCAGAATAATTACTTAAAAGAAGCTCTTCATAAGAGCGTCGTTCAGGTAATTTTTGTAAAGAAAGATGGTACAGAGCGTAAGATGCTTTGTACATTAAAATCAGATCTTCTTCCAGCTCAGACTGATATTGAAGAAGCGGTACAAAAGAAGACTCCGAATCCAGACGTTTTAGCAGTATGGGATGTAGAAGCCCAGGGATGGCGTTCATTCCGCTATGATTCGATTATTGGATTTAGTGAAGAACCATGATCTATATGGTAGACATTGACCAGACTGTTTGTCTGACACCTAAGATCAATGATGTACATCGTTATGATATGTCCATCCCATTCTATCATCGTATCGAAGAGATAAATAAACTATACGATCAAGGGCACACCATCATCTATTGGACTGCCCGTGGTTCAGGGTCGGGAATCGACTGGACCGAACTTACCAACCAACAACTAAATGACTGGGGATGCAAGTTCCACGAAGTTCGTCTAGGAAAGCCGTCATACGATATATGGATCGATGATAAAGCTTTCAATGATAAAGAGTACTTCTTCCTTGCTGACCGTGAATTTATCGGAGATATTGATGAATAATGAAGATCTAATTGAATTGAATGAGCTCAACAAGGAGTCGAATGGTGGAACAGAACTTACCACACGAGGCCTCTTCAATCGACTTACAAGGGAAGAGCTCGATGGTATTCAAATTATCACTGCTCGCGTCCGCGACCTTGATCCTAACCGAATTAAGATCTATCATCTCCACGATTTACCTCTCGACCCAGAAGCTGCACATCTTAAAGACCCGGCTTCAAGAGAACGCTTTGATAAGTTGGTCTTTAGCAGCAACTGGCAATATCAACAGTATCGTGACTATCTTGGAGTTCCATATAGTCATCAGTCATCAGTTATTGAAACTGGTGTTGAACCAATTCCATTTGTTGAAAAGCCAAAGGATAAGATACGTCTCATTTATACATCCACACCTCATCGTGGACTAGAGATTCTAGTTCCTGTGTTCTGTGCTTTAGCTGAACGGTATCCAAACATTGAACTAGATGTTTTCTCATCGTTTGGTATCTATGGTCCAGGCTGGGAAAGCAGAGATCAACAATATGAACCTCTCTTCAAGAGAATGAAAGAACACCCACAAATTAACTATCATGGTTGGGCAGATCAGGAGACAGTTCGTGCAGCATATCAAAGAGCACACATTTTTGCATACCCTTGTATCTGGCCTGAAACCTCATGCAGATCTCTTATCGAGGCTATGTCTGCTGGTTGTTTGGCTGTTCACCCTAACTTCTCTGCTCTTTCTGATACATGTGGTGGTCTAACAGTACAATATGATGGAGATCATGAAGATCAAAATCTTCATGCTAATATTTTCGCTCATACTCTTATGTATGCTATTGAAAACATACAAAATAATGACTTAACAAACCTTCTAAGTTTTATTAAAACTTATACTGATACTCGATTCTCTTGGGAATCAATTATGCCGAAGTGGAAGGGTCTTATTGCATCATTAAAGGAACAACACCGTGATCTTATCCAAGGCACCACTCAGAGTTAGTTTTTTCGGTGGGGGTAGTGATATTCCTACTCACTTTGCTCAATGGGGTGGCGCTACAATCTCTACTGCTATTGATAAGTATGTCTACGTAGCAGTCATGCAGACACCACATAAACACATTAAAGTATCTTATTCAAAACAAGAACTTGTGACAAATGTAGAAGATATTCAGAACGATATTGTTCGTAATGCTCTCAAGTTTTTTGGTATTAAGTCAAATATTGAAATCACTTCATTTGCAGATATTCCGACGATTGGAAATGGTCTTGGTGGATCGTCAGCGTTTGCGTGTGCTCTTGTCAAGGCGCTCAGTGCATACCTTGGTTATGAATATATAAATCCATATGGAGTAGCAAAAACTGCAT